ATCCAAGATAGAGGCCAAATATAACGCTCTTTTCCATCTGAAAATGGACATGCTGATGCAGATGGGACAAGATGCTGCCATGATTGCCGCTCACGAGGTCCTCCAGCTTGGCCCTGGTAGGTCTGAGACTTTCTGCACCGCATACATAGAAGCCATGAACGGTATGGCACGGATGGTCTGTGAGGATCAGCAGGACGATAGCGAGTTCGTCTACGCAAAAGCAAAGATTGACGAGCAGATCAGGGCAATTGTTGGAGATGACCTGTTTAAGCCGTGGGAGGAGAGATATGGTCGAAATCTGTAACAAGGAGAAAACCTGCGTCTACTGGCGAGGTATCAATAATTCCAAGGATGCGCCCTTTTGCAACCATCTATTGGATACCGGATGCCGTAGAGTGGGAGACGTGGACCACTGTGAATCCAAGGAAATAGGAAAGCGGAGAAAAAGAGTATCCTTTGACTGCCCAATGGAGCAACAGGGACTATAAGGATGGTGGTAGGATGGACGAGTTCAAGGATAAGCTAAAGCGCCTGAGGAAAGAAAAGGAGCCAGGGAAAAGTGCTGATATTGTATCGCAACTGATGGGATTGGGTCAGAACACATTGAGAGGGTATGAAAAGGGAGAACACGAGCCAACGCTATCGAATCTTGCGATAATTGCAAAATATTACGATGTAAGTTTAGGCTATTTTGATGAAGGTTAACCTTTCATTATATTGTGAAAAAACTTTTTGCCTTCACAACATATGGTGCGCACAAAATAAGAACTATGCGACAATGGGAGTGTGGGAGCGTATGCCCCTGCGCTCCCATTCGCTTCTTCTATTTCCTCCTCAACCCCGGCGCTTGCCGGGGTACATACGCCGCACGAGCGCATCAGCCCACACATCCGGGCCGGAGGGTTGCGCCCTCCATGCGGCGTTCATTCCAAGGTGCGCCTATAAGTTAGTCGTAGTGATGGCGCACAAAAACCTCCTGGCGGTCAAGGAACCCCGGCAGTGTCTACGAGCGCACGGGTACCGAACCAGGGGCCGCAGAGGTACAGACCTGGAGGCAGATAAGACCAGGCGGATGTTTCTAAGCGGCAAAGCGCAGGGATGCCTTTCGAGGCTGCCCCTGCAAAGTAGACCGCCCCAAAGTACACGGGGATGACGCTGGAAAGACAGCATCTGCGCTCCCGGCCCAGCGGCATTGCGACGCTGCATCCTAGGTGGCTGGACCGCAAAGCGCTCACCCGCTGAAAACTGCCTGCATTAGTACGGGTGTGACAATCTAAGCTGATGAGCGCACATGTGATACTAGGCATTATAGGCAGACGGGTTATCCTAGTTTAACGTCCTCTGCCGAAATTGTGTGACTGGGGGCAACATGGGAAAGGCGAAGCGCAAGCCAAGACCTTCTATGCCTGACTGGTACTGGTGGGGGCAGGACGGGTGCTGGTTTTGTAAAAACAAGAACAACTGCAATCAGTGCAAGGCTAACAGGAGTGCGTCCAAACAGTTCCCCAAGCTGAAAAGAAAGCGAGATAAAATAGCTGAAAGCAGATTTTATGATGGGCTGGTGTAAAGTTTGTGGATGTGTTTATGATCATTGCAGAATTTATCTGCCTTGTTCTTATGATTGCAAATGCTTATTTAGCCTTCAAAGCGAAGGAAAAAGATGACCTGATTGGAATGGTCTGGAACTTGTCTTTTATGATTTTTATGAGTACCTGTATCAGATAGTCAAAAATATGCCGAGTGCTGTAGCAGAAGGCCGGACCGCAGCCATGGGAACGGCGGCGAGGTCGTGGCGGCTCATTACCGCCTCTCGGCTCCAGAGAAGTCCGGTGTATGCCGGACAAAGCATCATCCATGTGGTGGTGCTTTATATGCCGCTCCTCGCCGCATGAGGCGGGCGGTGGCACCAGGACGCAAGTCCTTACAGAGCAGGCCCCCGGAAAGCCTGACCAAACCCGGAGCATACCCCGAAAGGGGTATATATGCCGCGCCTCGTTGCGGGAGATGGGGGCGGAAAGCTTAAATTGAGGGGTAACGCATGGCGGGATATGCCCCCGCCACCTCTCCTAACATATACGAAAGGAGACCTCTCACATGAACAAAATGAAGCTCTTTGAAAGCCCAGAGTTTGGAGTCATCCGCACTGTTGAAGTAAAGGGCGAACCGTGGCTGGTAGGCAAGGATGTTGCCCAGGCCCTGGGGTACAGCAACCCACGTGATGCGCTCGATCGGCACGTGGATGACGAGGATAAAGCTAACGTCGGGATTCACGACGGCAGCCAGTCCAGAAACATGACCATCATCAACGAGAGTGGCCTGTATTCTCTGGTGCTCTCCAGCAAACTTCCCACAGCAAAAAAATTCAAGCGGTGGGTAACAAGCGAAGTGATTCCATCTGTCCGTAAGCATGGAGCTTACATGACCCCAGAAACTCTTGAGGCGGCAATCTTGAATCCAGATGTGATGATCCAGTTGTGTACAGCCTTAAAAGGAGAGCAGGACAAAAGAAAAGCGCTGGAGGCAGAACTGGACAGAAGCAGGGAATGGTATTCCATCAAGAGAGTCGCACACATGAACGGACGATCTCATAAAGACTTTGACTGGAGAAAACTGAAAAATGTCAGTGAGCGGATGGGCTATGGAGTTAGAAAGATCTTCGACGCTAACTATGGCGAGGTAAATATTTACCACATGAAAGTGTGGGAAAATGTTTACCCCAATATGGAGCTATAACGAAAACTAATTGAGGGGTGGCGATCATGGCTGCACGGCTGACGGATAAGCAGAAAAAGAAAATTATTGCTGACTATGTACAGTTGGGCAGTTATAACGCAACAGCAAAAGTAAATGGCGTTTCTCTTAACACGGTGAAGAAAATTGTGCAAGGAAATGCAGATATTGCAGAAATGTGCAATCAGAAAAAAGACGAGAACACCGCCGATATTCTGGCGTATATGGACAGTCAAAAGGGAGTTGTCTGCGAGATTATCGGAAAAGGGCTGGCCGCCCTGAACGACCCGGAGAAGCTGGCGGAGGCCAGTCCAGCGCAGATTACCACTGCACTGGGAACGCTGATTGACAAATTTACAGCGAATACGGAGCACAGGCAAGAGATTCACCCGTTGCTGCGTGATATGTACGAATCGAGGAAATAATGAGCCTTTCCGCAAAGCAAATAGATTTTCTGAATCGCCCATTTGACTGGACGTTGGATGTGGCGGAGGGAACGCCCAGAAGCGGCAAGACCACGGCCTGCATCCTGCGGTTCTATGACTTCTTGAACACCTCCAAGGACAGCAATTTCCTGGTGGTCGGCGCATCACAGCAGCAGGCGTTTCGGTTGGCCATGGATGGTGATGGAAATGGCCTGATCCACTTGTTTGGAAGGCAAGCGAACTTGAAGCATGATGACCATGGGGACCACCTGGAGGCTCTAACCTGTTCCGGCGTAAAGAAGATCTATTACAAGGGCGGAGCCAAGGCGGACAGCGACAAGACCATCCGTGGCCTATCCTTGGGCGGGGTGTACTTCTGCGAGATTGACATCCTGCACATGAACATGATTCAGGAGTGCTTCCGCCGGACGTATGCCGCCCATATCCGTTGGCATTTGGCCGACCTGAACCCGCCAGCACCCATGCACCCGGTCATCACAGATGTGTTCAATGTGCAGGACACCCGCTGGACACATTGGACGGTGGATGACAACCCGATTATCACACCGGAGCGAAAGGAAGAGTTACGCCGGACGCTGGAGAGAAATCCATATCTCTATCAGCGGGACTGGCTGGGAGAACGGTGTATCCCCCAGGGTGTGATTTACTCCATGTTTGATCCGACTAAGCACATCCTGACCCGGCTGCCGAACGATGCCCGCCCTATTGAGATGTACTTTGCCGGAGACGGCGGCCTGACGGATGCCACAAGCGTGTCCTGCAACCTGGTCTGCCGCACAAAGAAGGGGATGGCGCTATACCGTGTGGCAAACTGGTACTACGACGGCGGGAACAAGGCTATGAGCGTACAGGCCCGTGAATTGGCCGGGAAATTTGCCCCATATTGCCGCAACCGCTGGAATATGCGGGAAGACGCATGGTATATTGACCCGGCCTGTAAGGCGTTACGAAAGGAACTGGAACTTTATGGAATCGACGCACTAAACGCGGACAATAATGCACACGATATCCGCGGGAGTACCAAGGGAATCAAGGTCGGGATAGAGTACACACAAAATATGATTCAGGACGGATGTTTCTTTCTAGTGGAAGATGAAACATATGGACACATAGATTTTTTGAAAGAGATCGGTATGTACTGCGTGGACGAGCACGGGAATCCAGTAGACGCATACAATCACGCTATGGACGAGCTACGGTACTCCATAAATCACTTTGTCAAGCAGTATATGTATTGAGGGGGTGTACCCTACGGGATTTGTGAAGAACATTTTGCTTTATCTGGCCCAGAAGGTCGGGCTGGAGTTGCAAGATAAGCCAATATACCGGGATGATTACAGCGATATGTCAAATATCTCCGTAACAGCGGTTGTGGCAAACAAAGTGGCGACCCTGGCCATGCAGGACAGCACTATCACAATTGAGGGGGATAGTGCCAGAGCGAAATTTATTCAGAATTTTTTGGACTACTACCTGGGAGACAGAATGGATGTGGCCGCTGAGGTAGCTCTGGGAACTGGGGATTGCATTGTTAAGCCATATACCGATGGCAAGCGCCTGGGCGTAGATATCGTGAAGAATGGAGACTTCGCTGTATGCGAGTCCATCGGGAATGATATCCTGTCCTGTATTTTGAAGGTCGGAGAAATCAAAAATGAGTCCGGGTTATATCAGCGATATGAGATTCAGATGGTTAAGGAGGCACAGACTGAGAGTGGGCAGGAAACCAGCGCGCTTATCATCCGTAACGTAGCCTTTAAGGGAGCGAACGAGATTCGGTTGGACCAAGTGCCAGCCTGGAAGGACATCCCAGAGGAACAGATCATCCCAAATGTGGACCGCCCGCTGTTTGGCCGCTATAAGTCGCCTGCGGTCAACCGGGCGGACGTGAACGGCGTAAACGGCGTGAAGATTACAGCCGGTGTGGACGGCCCTATGGCAAAGGCGGTGGAGGCGTATGAGCGTTTCAATCGGGAGTACAGTGCCAAGGAGACTATGATCTTTGCCGACAAGACTCTTTTGGTGAAGGATGAAAACGGAAATGTAGTGCTACCACAGGAAAAACGGCGTTTCTTTCAGATGATGAGAGGTGCCGGAGATAATGCCAACCCCGGCAAACTGATCCAAGAGTTTTCTCCAGAGATACGGGGTTCAGACCTGGAGGTCGGAATTACAGTCAACAACAAGATGGTGGAGCTCCTATGTGGCCTGTCTCCCGGAATACTGACGCCGCCGACTACCTCCTACGCCACCGCCACTGAAATGCGGGCGGCGCTTAACTCGACATTTGCGGTTATCACCAAGTTCCGCCGGGCACTGGAACGAGGGACAGACGATCTGCTCCACGCTGTGGACGTGATTGCCAATTATAATAATCTGGCCCCGATTGGACTATGGGAGACGCATTATGATTGGTCCGCTTCTTATATCGAACAACTGAATGAGCACTTCAATCAGCTTACGGTTGCGGAGGGAATCGGCGCTGTAGATAAGGCGGAGGTTCGTGCCTGGATGATGGATGAGGATTATGAGACGGCCAAGGCCCGCGTGGAGGAGATTGCCGAAGAAGGCGGAAGCCAGTACATACAGGAGGCGGCAATTCAGCCGATCATAAATGAGCCGACTGATGAATGAGTCCTGGCTGGAGGGCTTGCCGGACAACATCGTGGAAAACCTGGAGAGCCTGAACAACTATGTTGTTCAACGTATCTGTGAGCGAATCCGTAAAATTGGAGATATCGGCGCGGCGGACGCTCACCGCCTGAAAACAGCCATCGAATATGCTGGGGCGGACCTCAAGGCTATTCAGAAAGAAGTTGCCCGTATTATGGGTGTGAACCAGCAGGAAGTGGAAAGGCTGTTCGAGGAGGTGGCGGAGGAGAATGTGGAGTTTGCCAACACCTATTACAGAGCAAGGAAAATGGATGCGCTCCAGAGCTACGCCGCCAGGTCGGTACTGTCCTCCTTTGTGGACGCCGCAAAGCGTCAGGCTATGGACGGTACATCCAATATCTCCAACACCTACATGATTGGATTCAAGCGTGGAAAGCAGACCATCCCATTGAGGGAATACTACATCTCCGCTATTGACCGGGCGATTACCTATGTGCAGACCGGCGTTGTGGATTATCAGAGCGCAATGCGCTCAACAGTCAAGGAGATGGCCCGAAGCGGCCTGCGCCGGGTGACTTGGGAAAGCGGATACTCCCGCCGCCTGGATTCCTCCGCCCGCATGAATATCCTGGAGGGTGTTCGGCGGCTCAACAGTCAAATGATGGAGGAGACCGGACGAGAGTTTGGAGCCGATGGTGTGGAGATCTCCGCCCACGGCCTCTGCGCCCCCGACCACCGCCACATCCAGGGACGGCAGTTCTCCAATGAGGAGTGGGAGCGCATCAATCGCAGTCTTGACCGCCCTTTGGGGACGCTGAATTGCCAGCACTTTGCCACGCCCATCGTACTGGGGGTTTCTAAGTCAGTCTACAGCCGGAAGGAGCTGGCGGACATCAACCGACGATCCTCAGAAAAGATCGAGTACAAGGGGCAGAAGATGAGCCGCTACGAGGCAAGCCAGAGACAAAGGCAGATGGAGACTGCGATCCGCTATGCAAAGGACGAGAGGGATGCCATGATAGCCGCAGGTGACAAGCTGGGGGCTACACAGGCCCGTAAGAAGTCAGCGGCGCTGAGTGCGGAGTACAAGCGGTTTTGCGAACAGGCGGGGTTGACGCCCAGACCGGAAAGGACGAGGTCTATGACAGGACCGACGGTTGAGAGAGTATGACAGACACAGAACTGCTGGAGGCCATCAAGGCTATCATCAAGCGTGGGAATGATGCGGAAGTCAGGCGAAAAGGAGATGGCTGCATCGTCCTGGAGGTAAAAAAGACAATCAAATACAGCTCCTCCGGCTGATTGGAGCCGGGGAAGGACCGTTGGGGTCAACTGCTTACAAATAGGAGGCGGTTGGCCCCTTTTTCTTCTGGTAAAACCCGCACCTGCGGATTTTATACAACATTTGACCGACCCGAAGTCGAGAAACTACGGGGCCACAGTGGATGCGACCCACGAGAAAAAAGCGAAGTGGTAGAGGAGAAGATTATGACCAGAGAAGAGATCAAAGCAATTTTGAAGGACATTTCGGACGAACAGGTAAACAGCATTTTGGACTTAAACAGCCGTGACATTGGAAAAGTGAAGGGAAAGACGGAGGACCAAAAGACCGAATTGGAAAATCTCCGAAGACAACTTGCCGAAAAGGACGAGACCATCGCCAACTTGGAAAAGGCCAAGGGCGACGCCGCCGCTATCCAGGCGGAGCTTGACAAGTACAAGCAGGCCGAAGCGGATCGAGCCAAGGCGGAGAAGGAAGCGCAGGTGGACGCCATCCTCACACAGACCGCAGAGAGCGCCCTCGAGGGTCGGGAGTTTGTCAACGAGTATACACGCACCCATTTTTTGGGGGAGTTGAAAAAGGCCATCCAAGACCCAGCAAACAAAGGCAAAAAGCCCGCTGACCTGTTTTCCGACATGACCAAAGACGTGGACGGCATTTTCAAGAACCCACAGCATGAACCGTTGAAGATCGCCGGAGTTACCAAAACCGACACCAGCGGCAATATGACTAAGGACCAGATCATGAGTATTAAAGATGCCTCAGAGCGTCAGGCCGCTATTGCCGAACATTTAGACCTATTTAGAAAGGATTGATAAAGATTATGGCAGCAAAAGATAATTTGACCAAATCGTCCGACATCCAGTCTACCGCGCGTGTCATTGACTTTGTGACCCGCTTTGCCCGCAACTGGGAGCACCTGCGGGAGATCCTGGGCATCATGCGCCCTATCCGCAAAGAGCCCGGCGCCATTCTAAAGAGTAAGACTGCTTCTGTTACCCTTCAGGGCGGAACCGTGGGAGAGGGCGAGGAAATTCCTTACTCTAAGGCCACAGTCATTGAGACCCCCTACGAAGAGATGACTGTGGAGAAGTATGCCAAGGCTGTTTCTATCGAGGCCATTAAGACCTATGGCTATGATGTGGCCGTTGGCATGACGGACGACGCATTCCTGTATGAATTGCAGGACAACGTGACCCGCCGCTTCTACGCCTACTTGAACACCGGCAAACTTGCCAGCTCTGAAACCACCTGGCAAAGAGCCCTCGCCATGTCCAAGGGCCTGGTCATCAATAAGTTTAAGCAGATCCACCGGACCGTCACCAATGTAGTGGGATTTGCCAATGTCTTGGACCTCTACGACTATCTGGGCGACGCCAATATCACCGTCCAGACAGCTTTCGGCTTCCAGTATGTGCAGAACTTCATGGGCTTCTCCACTGTGTTCCTGCTGTCTGACGAGGAGATCCCCCGCGGACGAGTGATTGCCACCCCCGTGGAAAATATTGTTCTGTATTATGTGGACCCGTCTACCAGTGATTTTGCAAGGGCTGGTCTGGTCTATACCACGGACGGTGAGACGAATCTAATCGGCTTCCATGTGGAGGGCAACTACCACACTGCCGTGTCCGAGAGCTTTGCCATCATGGGCATGACCCTGTTTGCGGAGTATTTGGATGGTATTGCGGTTATTGATGTGGACAGCACTCCCACCCTGGGGACGCTGACGGTGCAGAGTGCGGCGGGAACCGCATCCGGCGATACCAAGCTGACAGTTACTCCCATAAAGGAGTCCCCTACCAACGTGTATAAGTACAAAACTGATCCCTCTACGGCTCCGGTAGTTACTTACGGTCAGAGTGTGCGGAACTGGACTACTTGGGACGGCGTGTCTGACATTACCGCCACCACCGGCCATAAGATCACCGTTGTGGAAGCTGACAGCACCTATAAGGCCCAGAATGCCGGTAACGCTACTGTGACGGCCAAGACCTAAAAGAAGGAGGGGGAAGGCTTGATGTGTGGCTATATCACATACGAACAGTATAAAGCCCTTGGCGGGACGGCCAGCTCGTCGGCCTTCCCCCGCTTGGAGCAACTGGCGAGAAAAAAGCTGGATTACTGGACGCGGGGACGGATCACAGGGCCAGACGATGATATCCGCCTGTGTATGGTGCTCATTATCGACGCTATGGAAAGAATCAAGAGCGGCTTTGTTAATGTAGCCAGTACCAGCAACGACGGCCTGACTGTCAACTATGCCTCTGCTAAAACAGAGGAGCAAATGATGGGCTCCGTATATGACCAAATCGTGGAGATACTTCCCGTTGAGCTGGTCAGCCTGGAGGTTGGGATATGACGCCGCTGTTTCGTGAGACGATCACGCTTCTGAACCGGAGAGCAGCAGAGGACAGCCCGGACGGCCTGGACGCATGGAAAAAGACCGTTCTGACCGGTTGCGTGTTTGTCCGAACCACCGTGAGGAGCGTGTCGGGCGCTGATGTGTCGCTGGGGCAGACGGTTACGGTCCGTATCCCGGAATCGCCGGATTACCACCCATACCAGGAGTGGAAAGGCGACATGACCGGCTTTACAGCCTCTGTTGGCGACATCGTGGTACATGGGAAGGTAGCGGAGAATGTGACCCCGGACAATGTGCGGGCGGTGGCGGGACGATACGAGTTCATGACCGTCCGTTCCGTCCGGGACAACACAAGGCTTCCATTGGGACACATCCACCTGGAGGGCGTATGAATATCAGTGTTGAGATTTTCAACCCGAAGAAAACGTTCAAACGGATATTTTCAGATAATGTCAGGAAATATGCCCATACTCGACTGCATGCCTATTGTTCTCCTTATGTCCCTATGGACAGCGGGGCTCTGGACCAAACTGTGGATATCACACCTGACTATGTCCACTACAAATCACCCTATGCACATTTTCAATGGGAGGGCAAGGTGTTTGTGGATGACCGGGGGAGCACATACGCAAAGCGGAATACCAGTAAACACGCTACAGAAAGAAATCTAAAATACTCTATAGACAAGCATCCGCTCGCTAGCTCCCACTGGGAGCGGGCCGCCATGACTGCAAAGGGCGACAGACTAGCGGAGGATATTGAAACCTATATCAAGAGGAAGTGATTTTATGGCGAACAAAAATAAAGAAATTCTCGAATTTCTGGAGAAGTGCCCCGCCGTGAAGTCCTTCCTCTATTTCAACAGCGCCACAGATAAGGCGGGGCGTGTCAGCATTGAAACGGTGTACAGCGACGTGTGGGAGAAGCGGTTCATTCGGGACGTGGGGATCAAGGTCTATGAGTTCGCCGTTGTACAGATGCTGCCCCAGGATCAAGGCACAAGCGATGTCAACGCAGAGCAGGCGCAGAGCGTTCAGGACTTTATGGACTGGATCGATGAGCAGAACAGATCGCGAAACTTCCCTAAATTCCAGGGATGTAAGGTGCTAAGTATTGAAAATCTACAAAATATGCCGAATCTGGCCGGGGTGAATGAGGCGGGCACCGTCGCCCGCTATATGTTCCAGGTCAGGGTTAGGTATTATACAGAAGGAGTGAAAGCATGAAAGTATCTGAATTAATGGCCGGATATACTCCGAATGATGAATTTGCTGGCTTTGCTACCAACGATGATTGGGTGTTGGCAGTCGGGATTGGAGAGGAGGCCACCACGGAGAAGGACTATACCGTTGTGCAGATGGGCATTGCTGGCTTGGACCCACAGATGAACCCCGTTACCCAGGACAAGCAGTATATCCGAACGGGACTGTCCACCTCCAAGACTGGCACACAGCGCACCTTTGCCATCACCGGCGACCGCTACATTGGCGACGCTTTCCAGGACTACTGCTTTGGCCTGGATATCGCTCATGGAGTAGGCCAGAAGGTCGTTGTACCCTATGTTTATTTCTCTCTGCTGACTGGTAAGGGAGAGAAGGGCACCGTTTCCATCATCGTTAATTCTGATGGCGGCGGAAATGCCGGCGAAAACTCCGCTATTTCCGTAGACCTTCGGAGCGTTGGAACTGCCCCCACAGAGTATACATATTCTGCTGTCTAAGGAGAGAACAACATGAATTACAAAGTTACCATCCAAGGAAAGACCTATGAGTTGCCCGCTAGAACATTGTCCGTGGATGATAAGATCGAATCTGTGGCAAAAATTGATCAGGAGTACCGTAGTGGGGAGATCACCCGCCGGGAGGCAGTCCAGCGGCTCCATATGTTCGTTTTGGATCTCGCTCCCGGCTCTTTGCCCGGCGTGGAAGAGGTAGATACAAACGAATTGATGAAGGCGTGTGAGGACATCATTGCGGCTTATGACGCACCCGCACGGAAAGCAAGAATGGAAGCGAAGCTGGCGGAAGCAAGGGAAGCGCTGAACCGACCGGAGGTACAGAAGCTGCTCACCCTACAGAATCTGAAAAAATGAGCCTGTACAGGGAACCGCCGGAAACAATCACCATTGACGGAGTCTTATACCCTGTGGATACAGATTTCCGGCGCTGGATCGAATTTCAAGGAATCTTGCTGGCAAAAGAAGAGGACGGAAGGAAAGCAGAACGGCTCTGTGAGTTCATGACTTCTCTGGGCCTTCCGCCCTCCAATGACACACTGGAGTCCATGCTGGAGTTCTATTCTGCAGCCTCGCAAGAGAAATCGGCTCCAGGAAAGAAACATCCACAGGCATTTGACTTTGAGCAGGACAGCGAGTTTATTTTCTCCGCTTTTTGGGAGTGCTATGGGATAGATTTAAGCACAGCAAAATTGCATTGGTGGCGGTTCAAAGCGCTGTTCAAATCCCTTCCCCAAGACTGTGAGATCTGCCGGATCATGACCTACCGGACAGTAGATTTGAAGGATCTCCCAAAGCAGCAAAAACAGTTCTACCGGGAAATGAAATCACGCTACTCTCTTGGGACTGGAAACACAGGCTATAAGACAGAACAGGACATGAAAGATTATGTCAAACGAAGATACGAAGAAGCGCAAGCCAGTTTGTCCGTACTGCGGAGTAGTGGACAGTCGGGTGATGCTGGGTCCGAAAGCACGAGCAAATGACTTATGGTTAAAGTGCAAGATCTGCAAAAAAATATTTGAGCTGAAAGTGCCGTAGTGCCATAGCCACAGGAGGTGGCATGATTGGCGAACGATGGCACTGTAAAAATCGGAACAGATATCGACGAAAGCGGTTTTAAGTCTGGCTTATCCAAGTTGGGTGGCGTTGCCAAGACGGCGCTGAAAGGAACTGTAGCGGCCATTGGAGGAGTAGCTACCGCCGCAACTGGAGCGGTGACCGGACTCCTAGCCCTGGAATCTGCTACCGAAGAATACCGAGTCGCCCAAGGTAAATTGAATACCGCCTTTGAGGCGGCGGGATATGGACCTGAAACAGCCTCCAAAGCTTACAGCGACTTTTACAAAATACTTGGCGACACCGATACGGCCACCGAGGCATCCCAGCTACTGGCACAACTGGCAGAGAATGAAGAGGACGTATCCACATGGACCGATATCGCCGCTGGTGTATTCGGTACTTTTGGCGACTCCCTTCCAATCGAAGGGCTGATTGAAAGCGCAAACGAGACGGCGAAGGTCGGTCAGGTAACCGGCACCTTGGCGGACGCCTTGAACTGGGCCGGTATATCTGAGGACAAGTTCAACGAAAAGCTGGCCAAATGTACCTCTGAGAGTGAGCGCAACCAGCTCATCATGAGTACCCTGTCCAGGACATATGACCAAGCGAGTGCGGCATTTTATCGAAACAACGAAGCACTGATCCAGGCTAGAGAAAATCAGATCCTTCTCGATGATACGTTATCTCAACTGGGGGAAACCGTATCAAAAGTAAAAAATAATCTCCTATCTGAATTTCTCCCTTCAATCGCAAGTGTCGTTACGGCGTTCAATGACCTGGTCAATGGTGTAGATGGAGCGGATGAGGCGCTTTCTACGGCCATCGGCGATATGGTCACGGCGCTGGTGGAGAAGCTCCCGGATTTTCTTTCCTTTGGCGTGGATGTTCTCCAAGCTATTTTGCAGGGGATCATCGATAATCTGCCGACCCTGCTGGACGGACTGGCACAGGTGGTCGAAGAAATATTCGTTGCTCTTGTAGAACTGGCTCCCTCCTTGTTGGATGCCGGGATTGAACTTCTCAAATACATAGCGGATGGAATCAAAAATGGCATTCCGTCCCTTGTAGAGAAGCTGCCAGAAATAATATCGTCAATTTCAGAATATTTTACCGAAAATTTGCCCTCCATTCTGGATACAGGGGCCGACATTCTTATAAGCCTGATAGATGGGATTGTTTCTGCAATTCCAATTTTGATGGAAAATCTCCCGCAGATACTTACATCCATTATTGATTTTATCGTAGAGAATCTTCCTGAAATAATTGGAACCGGCGTCGAAATTCTTACTGCTCTAGTTTACGGCATCATAAGTGCGATTCCAAGCATTGTGCTTGCGCTTCCTGATGTAGTTAAAGCTATTTTGGATGGGTTTGCCCAGTTGCCACAAATGCTGTTTGACATTGGAGCCAATATCATTCAGGGCCTGATAGATGGATTCTTGTCCATGGTCGGGAATGTGGTAGATGCCATAGGTTCTGTCATAGATGCGATTTTTGGAACCGCCGAGAAAGAAGCAGAGGTACATTCTCCGTCTAAGCGAGGGGAGCGCCTGGGCAAGAATATTGACCAAGGGATAGCGAACGGGCTGGAGGGAAACGCAGCCTCTGTCAAATCTGCTGTATCCAGACTAGATGTACTTAGCGAGTTAGAGCGCGCTATGCCTAATATTGAGCGACGTGTTACCTTGGTTAACGACGGAATGGTTCCAGGTTCGGTGGCGGCTACGACCGTCCGAGAAACTGCTGATACAAACAAGAGCGGTGAGGTTTATGGGAACAGTTCACAACGAGTCAAACTGGACATTGGCTTCTATCCGAGAGAGGCGTCAATGTTTTTGCGGCCTTATCTAAGGGACGAGGACCGTAGAAGCGGTACAGACTTGGTGGAGTGAGGTGGCTATGGATAATATTTTCACCATAGACGGGGTCGGATACAACGTAGGCGTAGAATCTATTGCCCGTAAAGCCAGACTCTCAGATGGGCCAAACGCAGACAACGCTCTTTCTGGTTATCACTGGAGAGACCTCCAGGGAACTTTTTTTGACTACACATTCCAACTTTCTGCTGATGGGATGAGCCGTGATGACTATGACTCTCTTTATGAGGTACTGACATCCCCGGTGGATAGTCACACTGTTGTGGCACCCTACGGGCAAACCACACTATCTTATGAGGCCTATATAGAGGTCGTTGAGGATACGGTGGAATATATGGATGATGGGACATGCTGGGGCGGTTTGACCGTCACATTTTACGCCAGGGAGCCAAAGAAGGTGCCGACATGAATCAGCTTGTTTATAACGGAAAGACATTTTACCAAAAGGATATCTTTTCGGGGAATGTGCATATCGCTATGTCTCTTCGCTCATCCTCTCTGGAGGTCAATACACTATCCGCTGAGGCCCGTGACCCGGATGGAGTGTTTATTGGATTCGCTCGAAATACACCCTTAAAATGGATCTACAATGGCGCCCAGCGAGGGATATTTTACCTTCAAGAAGTAGAGCGAGTTGGTCCTAGCAGATATAGTCTTTACGCTACATCCGCCATTGGTATTTTAACTGAGGGACAACATTATGGAGGAATATACACCGGGCAAACAGCGCAGGAAGTTATTGCCAGCATCTGTGGTACAGTCCCTTTTTCAATCCAAAACAAATACGCAGACGTTAAGCTATATGGTTGGTTGCCTGTTGCTACACAGCGGGACAACCTGGTCCAAGTCCTGATAGCGATTGGAGCATGGATCAAAACGGATTTGGATGGCGTTTTACGCATTGAAAGCCTGTGGGATGGCATCTCTGGAAATATCAATGAGGATTATATGCTGGTGGGAGCGAAAGCCCCGGAAACAGCAAAAATAACCCAGGTAGTAGTCACAGAACACCAATATGTGGAGGGCGGAGAGGAAACCAAGCTGTTTGAAGGAACTGCCCAGCAAGGGGATATTATCACATTTAATAGCCCGATGTATGAACTGGTTGCTGATGGCTTCTCTATCTTGGAGAGCGGGGCCAACTACGCAAAGGTTTCTGGCGGCTCTGGCACGCTGAAAGGGAGGGCGTATATCCATAATACCAGAGAGGTGGTAAGGGATGTATCTGAGGCGGCAGAGCCTAACATTAAAACGGTGAAGGACGCAACACTGGTTAGTCTGGTAAATTCAACGGCGGTAGCGGAGCGGCTGGCTAATTATTTCCAATGGACCGAAACAATACAGGCTCCTATTGTATACCAAGGAGAGGTGCCGGGTAACCGTGTTGCGACATGGCATCCTTATGACAAAACGGGAGTCACCGCCTGTCTAGAATCCGCTGACATCAACCTGTCCAACACGTTGAAAGCGGATGAAACGCTGCTGGTTGGATTTGTGCCGCCGAAATTCGAGCAGGTAGTAACATATGATGAGCATGAAGTGCTGACAGGCTCTGGAACCTGGACAGTCCCGGAGGGCGTTACACAGGTAGTAGTGGTCTTGATTGGAGGCGGCGGAGCCGGTGGGAATGGAGATGATGGTACAGGCGATTTTTATGGTGGATTTGGCGAAGACAAATATGACAACCAAACTATTTCTATTTATACATCTGATTCCGCTGGACAAACAAAAACCGGAACCGCTTCCATCTCATCAAGCGGACATACAACAGAAGCGGGCGTTGGAGGTTCAGGCGGAAAAGCTGGGGAACCCGGAAAGGTCTATCAAAAGACAATCAATGTTTCAGCGGGAGACACTATCTCTTATATTTGTGGCTCTGGCGGACAGACCAACGGAGCTAGTGGAGAAGATACCGTTTTTGGAGAAGAGTCTTCCGCATCTGGATCGGCGGAGTCTGCTGGGTATACAGATATCGTAACAGGAATAACTTACGCAAAATCTGGAATTCCTGGTTCTGCCGGGGCTGACGGAGGAACCGCTGGAAATAATGGCGGTGACGCTGGAGAGATAGCTGGCGGTACTGGCAGGCCTTCTTACAGTAACCAAAAGAATGGAAGTGACGGCGGATCGTATGCGAACTACACATCGACTTATTCCGTAAACGCCTCTGTTTCTTCGTCCGGTTCAGGCGGAGGTGGCGCTGGAGGTTCTTCTGGCTCAAACAATGGAAGCGCTGGGTCTTCTTCAACCGCGCCGAGTTTTGGCTTTTCGTCCCAAATTGCTGAAGGAACTTTCAGGTCGTCAAAACCTGGAGCGGGCGGGAAAGGCGCTGACGGAGCATCCGCCGTATTGTATGGATG